GGTAGGAGCTGAAATGCCTATGGCTTCTGATGAAGTTGTATGGTCTGAGCAAGGTAGAATCCACGTAGCATCTAACAATGCTACATATGCAGTAGCTGGTGGTGTCGATCAAATTACTTTAGTAACTGACACTGACGCTAACGGTTTAACTGCTGCTCAGCAGTATGAATTATATTCAGTGGGTGACACTTTAGTTGTTTCTCAAGGAAATAAGACTGCAAAAGTAAGAGTAAACGCAAAACCTGGTGCTAATGTATTAAACGTAAGAGCTTATTCATCTTTAAATATGTCAGATGCTGAATCTGGATCATTTACTGCTGCAGGAGCTGGCGTTCAATTATTTATCTATGGTTCTGAATATGCTAAAAACGGAGACAACAGCGATCAACAATCTGTAGACGCTCCTTTCACTAAATTTACTAACAAACCAATTATTTTAAAAGGTAAGTATTCTATCTCAGGATCTGATACTGCTCAAATCGGTTGGGTTGAAGTAGCTACTGAAGCTGGTGCTTCTGGTTACTTATGGTACTTAAAGTCTGAGTCTGAAACAAGAATTAGATTTGAGGATAAGTTAGAAATGGCAATGATTGAAGCTGAAAAGAAAAGAACTACTGGTGCTAATTTACCAAACGTTACTCTTGATGGTTCAGAAGGTTTATTTGCTGCTATTGAAGAAAGAGGATTAGTATATAACGATCAAAACTTTGGCAACGCTACTGGTGATGCTGGTATTGATGAGTTTGACGCTATCTTACAAGAGCTAGATAAACAAGGTGCTATTGAAGAAAACATGATGTTCTTAGACAGAGCTACTGCTCTTTCAATTGACAAAATGTTAGCTAATCAAAATTCTTACGGAGAAGGTGGTACATCTTATGGTGTATTTGATAACTCTGAAGATATGGCACTTAACTTAGGTTTCTCTGGATTTAGAAGAGGTTCTTATGACTTTTACAAAACTGATTGGAAATATCTAAATGATTCTACAACAAGAGGCTTAGTTGCTGATGTAGAAGGTGTTATGGTACCTGCTGGTACAAGTACAGTTTACGATCAAAGTTTAGGTAGAAATATTTCAAGACCTTTCTTACACTGTCGTTATAGAGCTTCTGAAGCTGATGACAGACGTATGAAGTCTTGGATTACTGGATCTGTTGGTGGTAACTTTACTTCTGACTTAGATAGCATGACTGTAAACTTCTTATCTGAAAGATGTTTATGTGTTCAAGCTGCTAACAACTTTGTATTATTTAAAAATTCATAATACATATTAATTAAAGGTACGGGCGTCAAAAAGCTTTGCTCAAGGGACGCCCAGTAACCTTTATTTTTAAATTATTTAATTATATTATATCATGGAAAAAACAAAAAAACAAAAAGCACAATTATTTCCTGGTGTGCCAGAAGGTGTTAAATGGGAAATAAAAGATAGATTATATACAATGAACGGTGTTAGAAAACCACTTGTGTTTTCAATACTATCAAAACATAGTGCTAAAAGACCTTTATTATGGTTTGATGAAAAATTAGGTTATAATAGAGAACTTAGATACGCAACAAATATGGCTTCACCATTTGTAGATGAACAAAAAGGAGAGGCTACTTTAGGTAGAATAGTTTTTAGAAACGGAAAATTATTTGTTGATAAAAATGATCAATGTCTTCAAAAGCTTTTATCTTTATATCACCCTATGCTTAACCAAAAGTATAGCGAATATAATAAAGTTGAAGAAGCTGTAGATGAACTAGCTTATTTAGAATATGAGTTAGAAGCTTTAAATTTAGCAAAGTCTATAGACATTGAAGATGCAGAGGCTATACTAAGAGCTGAAATAGGTAGCGAAGTTAATAATTTAACTAGCAAAGAGCTTAAAAGAGATGTATTCTTGATGGCTAGAAGAAATCCTAGTTTATTCTTACAATTAGCTCAAGATGAAAATGTAGAACTTAGAAACTTTGGTGCAAAATGTGTTGAAGGCGGTTTAATTAAGCTTAGCGCTGATCAAAGAGTTTTCACATATCCAAATGACAAAAAGTTATGTACAGTTCCTTATGATGAGCATCCATATAGCGCTTTAGCTGCTTTCTTTAAAACAGATGAAGGTATGGAAGTTTACAAAATATTTAGGAAAAAACTATATTAAAAAAAATGTAAAACGGTCGTCTAACGGCGGCCGTATTTACTATAAATACTATGGCAATAAAATCAAAAC